GAGAAGATTTTAAAAGGGGTACCGACAAAAGATATGATTGAAACTGTTGCGGACACATGGCGTGACCATCATCCACGTGATTGGAAACCTAAACTTGAGACCTGTTTCAACTTACTATACATGCGCAGGAATTGGGATGGGTTTCGTAGGTTAACTATTGAAGAGGTGTTTAAAAATGAAGATAGTTGAATCAGGATCATCTAACAATAAAGACTTCTATCAAATTACCTATGATAGACATTGGATAGATTGGGAAGACCCACATAAAGAACATCTTGCATCAATGGGGTCTAAAGAATTTACACATACTGTGTCCAGAAACTTAGGTGAAGCAATCATAGATTTATTACGTGAAAATGGAGACCTTACAGTTGATGAACTAACCTACAGAGATTTTGATACATGCCATGAATATCCAAGTAGTATTAGGGGAGCTAATAGATGGCTAATCTAGGACACTGGGACTACAAAGGAGATCCATTTGTTGTTGACGATTACTTTGGTTTCATATATCTTATAACTGTATCTGTACCAGACGGTAACCCAATCAGATACGTAGGTAAGAAACAGTTCCACTCTTACAAGAAAACTAAGAGAGACAAGGAGTCTAACTGGAAGTCGTACACAAGTTCCTCCAAACATATTAATGACCTAAAGGAAGATGGGTCAGAGTTATCATATGAAATGATACAATTGTTTGAGACAAGGGGAGGACTCTCAGCAGCAGAATGTAAAGTTCAATGGTACTTAGATGTTCTTACAGAGAAATGCCCTGAGGGTGTACCTCTGTACCTTAACAGACAAATAGGTGCAGTTAAATTCATTCCAAAAGAAGCAATAACAAATGAAACAAAAACAAGACTTGACGAAATCTACAGAAGCGGAAGATTACTTATTAAAACCAAAGGAGAAAAAGCAACAACGGATTGACACTAAAACTAAAGCAACTGTCAGACGTATAGATACTAAATCCCTTAAAGAAAACAGGTGGAACTAATGGGTGCAACCTTTACTAAACACTATCCATGTGTACATTGTGGATCATCAGATGCAGTAGCACTATGGTCCAATGGAAGAGGTAAGTGCTTTGCATGTAACAAGCCAGCTTTCCTAGATCAATATGACGACACCGTAGTGTCAAAGTTTAAACCGAATACCAAACGAGAGTACGATATGAGTGGAGATTCACTTCAAGATATACACAACTACGACAGTGCGGGAGTACGTGACCGTAACCTAACTAAGACTGCATGTGATGAGTATGATATGAAAATATCTTATGACTCTAACGGAACAGTTAATGCACACTACTACCCATACACAGTCAAAGGTAAGACAGTTGCATATAAGAAGAGGACTTTACCTAAGGAGTTCCGAGTTGTAGGTGACCTTAAGAACGCCAAGCTTGAACTGTTTGGTCAATCTAAGTTCCAACCCGGTGGATTAAAAGTAATCATAACTGAAGGTGAGTTAGATGCTATCGCAGTACAACAAGCTATGCTTATCAAGTATAAGAAAGTATATCCTGTGGTATCCCTACCATCCTCATCTAACATGAAGATACTTGTGGCTAACCGAGATTGGTTACGATCATTCAAAGAAGTAATCTTAATGTTTGATCAAGATGATGCTGGAGAAAAAGCAGTAGCAGAAGCAGCCAAGATAATTGGTTGGGATAAAACTAAAGTAGCATCACTGCCTGATAATGATCCATGTGACACACTTATGTCTAACCCCAGTGCTATCATAACTGCTGTGTTTAACGCACGAAGGTACACACCAGCAGCTATTGTACGTGGTGAAGCTATCTGGGAAGCATATGTTGAACGTAAGTCTGTTAAGTCTGTACCATACCCTCAGTGTCTTGAAGGTCTTAACAATAAGCTAGATGGTATGCGTAAGGGTGAGATTGTACTGTTCACATCTGGTACAGGGTCAGGTAAATCTACCATGATCAAAGAAATAATATTAGAATTGGAGGATAATACAGATGAAGTCATTGGCCTTGTATCTCTTGAAGAAAGCATTGGGGATTCTGCAGAGAAGTTTATCAAGATGTTTACTCCTACAGACCCGACTGTTGAGCAAGAACGTAAAGCATTTGAAAGAGTATTTGGGAATGAAAGACTCATCCTACTTGACCATAACGGTGCGGTTTCGGATTCTAGTCTCATTGATCAAATTGAAAACCTATGCTTACTTGGGTGCCAGTATATCATTCTTGATCATATCACCATTGCAGTATCTGAAGGGGCTGATGGAAAGACAGGTAACGAAGCTATAGATTCAGTCATGTCTGACCTTCTAAAGATAGTCAAGAAGCATAACGTATGGCTAGGTTTGATAAGCCACCTTAGGAAGTCACAAGGTAAGTCCTTTGAAGAAGGACACCTATCGTCTATCGATGACATCAAAGGTTCTGGTTCGATTAAACAGATCAGCTTTGATATAATAACATTCTCTCGTAACTTAGTGGCAGAAGATGAAGATGAACGAAACACAATTAAACTCCGAGTACTTAAGTCACGATTCACAGGACGCACTGGAGACTGCGGATCAGCATACTACGATACCAAAACCAACAGACTCAGAGGACAAGAGGACTTCCTCGAGTACACTGGATAACTCTGCTGGTGTAGAGCGTATAACAGAGTACATAAAAGAAAGATGTGAGGGTAATTCATTTCGTGGGAGGCCCCCGGAAGGGGCCAGATTAATATCTTCAATGATACCCTACGGATACACGTACGAGAAGCTCACTGTAAGGGCCGTAGCAGGTGCTGTGGCAGCTTATCAGAAGTCCCGGAGGTCATCATCAAACCCCTTTAAACTAACCGTTACATCGTCTGTGATAGGCTTACAGGTGCTGTCTGCTTTAGGTGTACTAAACACTAACCATCAGGAGATCCTTGCAGTAGGTGACCTATACCTAGAAGCTTTCTTTCAACTTGGTTATATACATATTGAAAGGGAGTACGAAGGGTTCCGTGCACCGTACATTATAAAGTTACTAAGTACATGGGCTACCCTTGGTGACCTACCCCCTGAGTATATAAAGAGTACGCTTATAGGTACGTCATTCACCCCTCCAAAAGACATAGTGTCACTGCGTAATGAGTTCACCAAGAGGCCATACATTAAACGTATGAGTTCAGAGGAAGACTTTAAGCAGCTTATAGGAGCACCTTTTATTACTGCTCTTAACAAGCTGCAGCAGACACCTTGGAGGCTTAACAGTACAGTAGCCAAGGCTTTAGAGACTAACCTAGGGTTGTTCATAGATCTTGAGGATCAGTCTATAAAAGCTAAGTCAAAAGCTATAGAGATGAAGTTCGTAATCGCTAAGGTACATGCCATAGGACTACGTGACTTCTATCAAATGGTAGAGTGTGACTATCGTGGGCGTGTGTACTACACAGAACCATTCTTAAACTACCAAGGTTCTGATGTATCCAAGGGACTCTTTGAGTTTGCTTATGCAAAAGCTATGGATACCGAGGGGTACAGATGGCTATGCATACACACAGCTTGTTCTTATAATCAATCTTATGATATAGAGGAACTACCAACATGGGTAACAGCGGACTACCGAACCTATCTTCAAGACGAAGGATTATACACAATTTCAGTAGACAAGATGACGCTAAAGGACAGAGAGTTGTGGACCCTAAACAACCTGACTTGGATAAACCAATTAGCGGATGGACAGAGCTTCAGAACAGAAGCAGAAAAACCAGTTAGCTTTCTTGCATGTTGCTTAGATGTTCAGGGGTACGGCACTTCCGTACTTGAAGGTGCTGTACATATGAGTAGACTACCTATCCCTGTTGATGGGAGTAACAATGGATGGCAACATCTGGCAGCTATCTCTAAAGACAAGCAAGCTGGCGAACTAGTATCCCTAGTACCTAGTAAGATACAGAAGGACTTCTATGTCCAAGTAGCCAAGCGTCTTACAGAGAGAATGCCTGAGTGGTTTGAAGGTCGTAACATGCCAATGAAAGCTATACGAAAAGGTATAGCAAAGCGTGGGTCAATGACAAGGGCTTACTCAGCTGGTCAAAAGAAGATTGCAGCTAACATGTATTATGATTGTAAGGTTGAAGGGTATGACACGGAGTATAATATTACAGAAGATGACTGTACCTCTCTGTCAAAACAACTTATACTTTCAATCAATGATACTTGTGTGGGTCCCTTAAAAACTATGAAGTTTATACAGAAGATGACTGACCACATACTGTCATCAGGTAACACATGTACACGTTGGACAACTCCTTCAGGATTCCCAGTGTTGTACGAAGTGTGGAGACAGAAGAACATCACTGTACGCAGTACCATACGTGGTCTTGGCCAGATAGGGCATAGCATTAAGATACCTTACATCACTTCCAATGGTAACTTGTTACCGTGTAGGAGATCGTTTGCATCTGGATGCTCACCTAATTTTATCCATTCAATGGACGCAGCTCACATGGCTAAAGTTGTTCAGAGTTTCTCTGGAGACTTTGGAGCTATACATGATTCCTTTTCAACTCATGCATGTGATATAAATAAATTGATAGACCACACCAAGTGGCAATTTGCTATGATGTATAACAGTGATAACTTCTTTACTGCTATAGAGCAGATGCTATTAGAGACCCGAGAGGGTTATAAACTTAAACAACCAGAGCTAGGGTCATTAGATATATCTGAGATCATCTCCTCTGATTATTTCTTTTGTTAGAGGATAACTATATGAGTAACGTAACACAATTCCCAGATAAGTATGTAGCTGAAAACGATATGCTAAATGACGTTGGTGACATTGTTAATAAATATAACGGCAGAGTAACCAATGTAGCAATGCTAGGTGTACTACAGTCAACAGCAAACTTTGTCTTCCTGTCTATTGCAGAGCAAGCCTTAGAAGCAGATGGTGATGATGATGTATAAGATATTTGAGGAGATTGAACTTAAGGTTATTGATTGGGGTCACATCAAGGGTATCCTTGGTGACCTACATACAGATGCCGACAGGCACAAACGTATTCAAAAACAACTAAGTAAGTTTGAAGAAGAGTCAGTTGAAATGATTGATGCTATCTCTTCTGGAGATGTGGATAAGATACGAGATGAGATGGGGGATGTCCTTGTCACTCTGGTAATACAATCAAACCTATGGGGCCTTGACTTAACAGATTGTTTAGATGAAGCCTATAATAAAATATCTGTGCGCACTGGTCGTATGGTCGATGGAGTATTTGTAAAAGATGAGTAATGAAAAGAAGTCCTACAATATAGTTCCGGGCATTGACGATATGGAATACGTTGAGATGTACAATCTTGACCCAGCCCTTGCGTACACACCTGAGATCAATGAAGCAATCCTTAGTAAAGTCTGGGATAATAACTACGCAGGTGCAGTTGCTGAGGGTCTCTCAGAAGAAGAAGCTATGTCTCATGCTGAAGCTCAACGAGAATCAGGACGAATGACTGTAGCTGCTGCTACCAAAGATGAGCAATAAAATAACCCCCAAGTATACGTAATGTATACCTGAGGGTAACGCCCCCTTGGGATCCTTAATTGGATTCCTTGGGGGCTTTCTTTTTTATTATCTATTGTTATGTTTAATCAGCTTCACGTAATGAATCTAAAGTATACTGGTGTACATCCTTAGCCTTAGCTCTGATACGCTTACGTCCTTCCTTTGCACGTAACCTTAGTTTCTCAAAGGACTCCGCAAGGTTCTTCACACCGGGATCGTTAAGAACTGCAATTGCTAGCTGGTATAGGTCCTTGTTTGTAATAAAATCAGAAGGTGGACCACCGTATTGACTAGCTCTTTTCTTAAGATTAGCTACATATGCATTAGCCCTATCCTCAAGTTGGGGATAGTAGATAGAAGTAAGACCACCCATACCAACCATCTCACTATAAACATACTTGGCATAGTTAGGGTCTGCAGGTGATCCTTCAGGGTTACCTTCTGCCGCTGCACGTAGGTTAGCAAGACCTCTTTGAGTAGCCTCACGGATACCTTTCTGCATCTCACCGATAAGGTCATAGTCTAATGTTGTGTCTAACCAAGCATCGTTTATAGCCTTATACGCAGACCTAAATGAAGCTGCATCTGTTATGATCTCATCATAGACAGGTATCAAGTAGGGGTCTCTTCCATTCTGAGCAGCACGAAGCTTAGCAAGGGACTTACCAGTGACTAAGGCAACAACAGCTGCAGCATCAAAACCAATAGTAGTCTGGGCTAAGACACCCTGACTTGCGCCTAAACCTGCAACACCATTCCTATCGTACAATGCTGAGGTCTCTGCCTCATACGTTGATGTAATAGCAGACTTACTGGTACCACCTTCACTGATATAAATACCGTCCTTGTTACGTGATACAAACTTCTTCTTATTAGTAACATCAAAGAACTGACCTTTCTCATTCCTCCTACGAGTACGGGTGACAGCAGCAGACGCTAGGCTAGCCTCAGTCATAACAGTGCCACTGATAGACGTTTGCTGACCTGTTGGTTGTGAGTAGATGATAGGTTCATTTACAAACCCAGCGACTTTCACATAATCCTTAAGCATACCAATATAGTTAACAACATCA